GGAAGGAGTAGAGGCACCACGATTTAGATACAACCGAGTCACGTAGCAGACAGGGCGCTCCTTGATACAGCAGTTTTCATCTAACCAGGAGAAAACCGCAGGCCAAGGTGTTAACCGCAAGAAAACAGGGGCCACAAGTGGCAGGACTGAAAGACAGGGGCGAGCTCAAGGCCAGTCTAACATCCGCAACAAGGGAGTGAAGATAGGGGTGGGAATGCTCGCTTTCCACCCCGCTCCTCCCAAGTGCACATCGTATTCGCGTGCTTGCCGACACGGCACCACCCCCAACACGGGTGGTGTACTGCGATGGGAGGGAGATGACACCCAATGTCACCTCCCTCCCAGCCAACGCACGTGCCCAGCCAACTCTCACACGCCACCAGGGGTGGCGGGAAGAGCGGCTGTGCACTGTGCACAGGTCTTCTGGGGGCCAAAATGGATAGCGCTCCCAACATAATGGACTGGAGTGCAGATCGTGCACTCACCCACGACTCCTGGGTGTTTCAGGGTCGTCCCACTGACGCTCACTTCATGGAGCACCACTTCCTCAGATTTGCCTTTGGTCTGAGGGACACACTCGGATGCGCGATCCAGACGCTCATCCCTTTGTTCACGGCGAATTCGGCCCAACGCCTCAATCTCCGCAACAGAAAATTTGTCATGCCGGCGCCTCTCCATCTCGCGGAGGTCGGCGGCTGCCTCAATCCCTTCAACAATCTTGGATCGTGCAAAGAGTGCCTTGGCCATCATCTCAAGGGCCTCAGCTTTTGTTGGGTCCTTGGCAGCTTCTATCAACTGCTCAAGGATGACACGCTCGGGAACAAGGTCCTCCTCCTCATCTGATGAAGATGAGCTGTTGCACTCCTCAATCTCCGGAACAAGAGCTTTGGCTTTCCGGCGGAGATTTGGGGCACCAACTTGAGGTAGGAGGGGGTGGAGGATGCGAGGAGGACCGGCGTGAGCCAGACCGAAGATACCGCCAATTGCAAGGCCAATATCCTCAATCACGTCCCAAGCCGTTTCGACCCCTTCCACAACCTTGTTGGCAGTGTCAATGCCAAACTTGATTTGGCCTGGGATGTCCACCAAGCCCTTCTTGACTGCATCAACGAACCCAGGGGGCTTGTCTTCAGCGATCTGAGAAATGGCAAGGTTGCCGGCGCTCCGAGGAACATCCGACGCCCTCATAATCATGGGGGGCATGGGACGCGCTTCAGGGCGGGCTTGTGGGGTGGCACGGACATTCTCTGAGGCAAAACTGGTTCCACAAGCATGAAGCTCATAGGTGCAATACGCCTCATAGGCGAAAGCTTCTCCACCAGTAGGAGAGTTGAGAGATGGGGCGCCCTCAGCAATGCACATCATACCAGGGTATCCGACAACCTGATCAGGATAATTGACGATGACACCAGTACCATTGATGAAGAGATCCGATCCGAAGGTCCCGGTGGGTGTGAAGGCACCCTCAACTCGGGGAGTGTAAGTGCAACGCATCATCGTCTTCGGGTCCCAATTTGGAATGGAGGCCGTTCTTATCTCATTGGACTGGTCCGCAAAGACACCGGTGTAAGTCGGATCATTGCAAAAGCTTCCAGCAACAGTGTGCATGAGAGTGGCTCCACGTCCTATCATCATTCTGCCAGATGACAGGATTGCCGTCTCAATGGGGGCCACCTTCAAGACAGCTGAAACAAGGCAAGCTGAACTGTAGATGTTGAGGTTGATGTCCGGGATGGGGAGTCGGTCAACGTCAATGCCAGACCCGGCAGTGATCTGAGTGCCAGGATTGGGAGCAATGGAGTTGGGATACTCGAAGGTGCTGAAGCTCAAAACCACAGGCTGTGGGTTCACAACAGTGGGAGAGGCAGTTTGTTGATCGCAAAAGGCGCAATGAGGCACCTTGTTCGCAGTCTGACCTGCCAAATAGCCAGGAGCTTGGCCAGGAGTTGCAGTCCCACCATATGGAGTGGTCCCATTGGCAGCGATGTCATAACCAAAGTTCAAAGGAGGGTGAAATGAGCAGAACGCCATCCCGGTCTCACCCGTGGTGAAAGACCCCGACATTTGGTAGTGGACCAAGACACTCTTTCCCTGTGGCACTCCCAAAGCAGCAGGAACGCCAACCTGGGCATCAAAGTCCTCAGGGTTATGGAGCGCATGGAGGTACTCAAGATTTGCTTGCTCTGAGTGAGTCAATTGGTACGCCAGGCCACCTTTCCTGTTGCTGTAACCAACATCCATCGCACTTTGGCGGACTTGGTTGTGTTCCAAATGAGACCCAGCCATGTCGAGCCCATTGTCTCCATACTGGGCCCCATAGGATGGAGATTTCCCTTTAGCATGGAGGGGGCGGACACGGACCGTGGAACGCTTCGTGCCAGGTTTGATGGGTGGTTGCTTCGGTGTTTGCTTAGGGACTGACCTCAAAACGGACGCCTTTGAGCGCGTTGCTGGGCCAGCCTTCTTCGAGCGTGGCGCCGGAGCCACCTTTGGAACCTTTGGCGTTCCAGCAGATCGGCTCTTTCCGTTGCGTTGAGCCTTTGAAGTTCGAGTCGTGTTTGATGACATGGAGGAAGTATATTGTACAGAAATAACCTGAAAATTTACAAATGCCCGGTATTTCGCTCCGGGCATGGCGGGTTGGCCAATGAAGATGGTGACCCCAATCACCACCCGGCCGACCTCAAAAGGGCTCGATGTCATAATCGATCTGAGACAGTCGATCAAACACAGGATCGACAATGACCGCTGGTGGGACAGCGGCCATGATGAGGGCCTCAGCACGGACAATTTCATTCTGAGAAATGCCATACCGCGCCTCAATGGCTGCCAATATGTAAACTCTGTCACAGGACCATGTGACAGGTTCAATTGGCACCTTTAGGTACGACTCTGAGGTGACACGCTTCTTTGTGGGAACGGCCAACTCGGCCAAACGCGTCCTTAGAGCCCCTACCAGTGGATAATTGGGCGGGAAGTCATTCAACGACATCGCCAGGGCGAAAGCGGCCTTGTTAAGCGCCTGCTTTCCAAACAACTTCTGGGGTGAACTCAGGATCTTCCCAGCTTTCAACACAGCTGAAGGAAGGCGCATCAAGCGAGGTCCGATCTCAGTCGGAACCACCCAGCTGCGAAGAAAAGTCGGAGGGCCAGCATGAGCTGGCCACTTGACAAGAATTCCGAATGTGGCCTGAAGTTCAATACCTAGTCTCGAAGCGGGGCAACCGTGCACCACTAGGAAAATCAAGGCACTCCCCAAAACGAAGGTGACGCCCCAAGATGTGTCAACTCCCCCCGTGAGACGCTGTGGGCTGCGCCGCACGCGCAACCGCCAACCGTCTCGGTGCCTCCAAGTCAAGGCGTCGTCGAACTGATTGCCCATCAGCTCTTGGACCTCCTCTGGCACCCCCAAGTGTTTGAGTCCCGCAACTTCCAGACGTCGCGCCCACTCACCCTGCAGCATGTCGGCCATGCGCACATCCAACTCAATCTGGTCGGGAAGGGTCCCATACATGTCATCCCCGCAGGTATGTAAGGTCCAAGCCATCATGCGTCCCTTCGCAAGGAGCTCGTTCATCTCCTCGGGGTCACGCCCTGTGGAAATCAACCAACGCACTTCACCGGCTGGACCGATCAAAGGCGTCTCATCAAAGACAACCTTGAACTGTTCCATGGCGGCCAAAATATATGGCCCGGCTTGCATGTTGGTGTTCTTGGGGGCAATGGCAAGGGCACGCGGGATAACGGTCACTACTGTGTCAATACGACAAAAGTAGCGCTCATCACCAATTTGTGCCCACCCGAAGCGAGAGGACAAGGTTCCAGGGACGGGTGGCGTGTCAATAGACATAGCCATCTCGACAACCTTCAGGGCGATGGTCTCATCCTGCTTTTCCATGCCAGTGGTTCGCACATCAGCAACACCATTGCAAATGTTGATATAGGTGCGCTGATAAGCTCGCCCCTTCCAGCTCGTAAAACGAAGAATGTAGTCCTCAACGGACAACACCTCACATGCTCCAAGAGTTGGGGGGAACTGGGCGGTAAACCACTTGACAACAGCCTCACCTGCTCGGTCGTAGCGCCCGACCAAGCGAGCGTCAACTGGTTCAGGAATTTTGGCAATGCGAAAAGCAAAGGCAGCCCAATCATTGGATGGGGCCCGGGAAGGCTTGATCAAATGCCCCCATGGGAGTATGACCGGGTAAACACCTTCTTCGACACGAAGCGGCACACCATATGCTGACCTAAGCAACAACTCAGGACCAGCGGCAGGCCCACTTGGGGTGTACATCATTGGTCGGTCCCAAACGGCAAGTGGTAGGCCGACGGCCTGCGAAACCACCGCTGTGATGAGACGCACGGAGAACGTGCCAGCGGGGCACGAACCAGGGCGGCCGGCAATGTCGCCGGCCCACACGTCGCTCAGCCCAGGTGCTGTCCCTTCCTCGATAGGGGGAGGGGTGGAACGTGGCGGCGACGACGGGTAGAGAAACGCCGCAACAGTCGTCAACCATGCCAAAACAACACCGGACAAGAAGAGGCGCATAGGGGAAGGAAGGCGGACAGCCCACTCACCTCCACCCAACCAACTCATGTGGGAAGCGACCCACAAGTTGCACAGTGAGTGAACCAGAACTCCAGGAATGAAGGGTATGGAAGCGAAGGCAATGTGGGTATGGATGCGAGTCAAAGCCATGACCCCCCACACTGCCGACCGACCATAGTTCCCTAGCAGGAGCTGTGCGGACCACCCACACGCCAGTGTCGGAATCTCAACTATTCCCAAGATAACCGCTCCTGGAGACCACAATCGCTTGAAGGTCTCTTCAACGATAGGGGCGACCACAAGGCCATACGCCAGAAGCATGTGAGAAAGTTTCGTTGGATTCAAACCACGCTGGGCAACCGGTGCCAAAGCCACCCGGTACTCCATGGAAGCCTTCTCAAACATCCGCACCGGTGACTCAACCAGATGAGCCCATAACCACTCTGTTTTCCGAGCGAGAGATGAGATGGATGTTGGCATCGCATTCCACAACGACAGGCCGAAGTTCACAAAGGGTGCAAGTGTCTGCTTTGTAGCAAGAGCCACTCCATCAACCATCATGTTCAGCTCGCGGTCCTCGCGGATGCGATAAATGCCATCTTGGAACGCAGCCACCTTGGGCGCACCAAATGTGCGGTCCAAAAGGTCACGAGCTCCCTTGAGGAGCTTCTCAAGACGGAAGGCAAAAGTACCAAGCTTTCGCGCGGTCTTCCAGGCAACATACGTTCCAGCAGCAGCTGCTAGAACGTACCATCCCCACCACATACCAGGAACCTGAGGCTTATATTTGTTCATAAGTCCGGTGTGGGCCTCCACACCCCATGGTGCAAGAGCACTGAGGAGCATGGTGGTTCTCATTCGCCCAGCCATGGGGGCACACGCCATTGTGTCGCCCATAAGTCGGGTTGCCCTCTTTGGGAACATCCTCTGGAGGTGCATGAAAACGGGGTGGGTGGCCATACTCGCGGCAACAGCGGCGGAGTGGTTAGCCTGGGTATAAGCATTGATGGCAGCGGTTGCATAACCGGTGCGGGCCATCAAAGCTGGCGCCCAAACCTCAACACTTGAAGGTGTGAAGGGATGGACCAAGGACCACAGCTTCTGTGCTCCAATAGCTGCCATGCGCTTTGGCAACGGCAACCATTGATCCCACCCAGCCAGCTGGGCAAGATCGATCACACGAATGTGGGGGGATTTGGGGGCGATTGGCACCCATGGGGTGTTGCTCACCGCCATCTGAAGGGTGACGTACGGAGAGTTTGACTCCCCTGGCACAGCCCCATGAAACGACCCAGACGTTCGATGCCACTCAAATGGAGCGCAATTCGAGAAAACGTGTTGGGGCCGAGTGTGGTCAAGATAATGAGTCTCGACAGAAGATGGATAAAACCGAACCTTCCCGTTCTTAAGGATCTTGTACGCAGATTCGGCAAAAGTCTTGGGCACACCGTCATTCCAAGAATAGACGTCAGCACCCATCGACCCGCTAAACCATCGACCAGTCCAGAACACACAAGGGGTTGTGGGCGCCGCCACAACAGTGGCCAACCAGGCCCACACTTCGGCAGGGAGCTCATACACATCATGCATAATGACGTGAGTGAATCCCAAACCTTGGACAGGTGGGCGCCAAGCATGCCCACGAGCGTTATCGCCTGGCCAGGCATCCAACGCAGCGACCTGCCATGTGAAAGGGACAGGTTCGCCAGGAAACAGGCGCATGTACTCCGTGGAGAGACGGCGCATGATCCTCTCATCTCTATCTGCTCCATACAGGTAGAGGATCTTGGCTCCGTACGCAATGGACCTTGACAAGGGGCTGTTTTGAAACAGCGAAACAGTCGAGGCCGCACGATGCATACCAGACGCCCAATGAGGGTTGGTCTGGCCATTGTACGCAACGGATTCGTACCCACACGCCTCAGCCAAATGCTGGGCGTCCGTTGTGTTTGGACGGGGGATTCTCATCCCAGCCGCCAAAACCCCAAAGGTGACACCCGTTCCTCGGGGAACATGGGCGCCATAACCAACGGGGGCAACGCCACCCTGGGGGCCAGGAGGGGGTGGGGGAGGTGGAGGGGGGGGGGGTGCGGGTCCACCACCTCCTGCAGGACCAACTGGATCATCAGGATCAGGAGGTGGTCCATTCCCAGGCACGGCCGGTGGGGCCGGAGGACCTGGTGGTGCAGGGGCAGCGAGATTCGCAAGCGCCGCGACCGCGCGGGCCAAATGGTTCATGCCATCAACGAGGTGCTCCATCCTTGCCTCAATCGCAGCAACACGCTCCTCCACCGGTCGAGGAACGACCGGGGGGGCGGCGGGAGCTTGAGCGACCAAAACGGGGAGAACATCGATGGGAGGCGGCGCCATGGCCGGGCGTCGAGTGGGGTTCTGGACATGACGGGCGCAACCAGGGCGATGACGAGAACATGAGCACATGCCTCGGCCATTCCTAGGTTTTAAAGCGCAACCCTCCATGTGGAACACCCTGGGGCAGTGGCAGGCAACCAGCAAAGTAGCTGGATCACTCGCCAATGTGCACCCAGGTGCGTGGCGCAAACAAGTGCACGGAAGACCGCGGCACCCATCCGCATGCCAGTCCCGCGGGCACGGGCACTGGCCAGGTCGGGCAGCCAAAGGAGGGTTATCCAGGGCAGCGTGGAGATCACGGACAGCATCAGCAGACAAATCGGGTGGCGCCAAGGCACCAGCCAACTCGCGTCGACACGTCGGACACTTCCCCGCTCCTGGTTTCATAACCGCTTCCAAAGCGCACGCCCAATGGCACAACGTTCGACAGTCGCATGGAAACAAGGCCGCAAGCGGCTCATTGTCCCAATCGAAGTCGAAGTTCTCTTGACAGTATGGACACACCTCCTTTGTCAAGGCTTCCGGCACTCGCCATCTGGTTAGCGAGTCACGGGGATCATTTCGAAGACCACCAGTGTTGCGAACAACACTGTCTGCCTGGGCCCATGCCGAATCCTCGTCTTCAACTTTGCAGGCAGCGCTGGAAGCAGCTGCCGACACGCTGATAGGACGACGGGACTCTTGTGCATAGTACCGGGCGGTGGCCTCACGTTCATGCTCATCATTCAACCGACTGATTTCATCGGGAGTAATGGGAGGACCTGGTGCAACACGGTAGTTGTCATCACGCAAGCGCGATGCTTTCTGCCGGGTGCCTAGCAGGTCGTCAAGACTGGGCAACAACTGCCCGTCGAGACCACGCAAGGGTTGCCGTGCAACCCTCGCGTCATGGAGCTCCTTAAGGAGAGGAACCCCAGAGGCTGGAGGAGGAGGTGGCCCTTCAGCCATAGATAATTT